CTTTCGCATGCCCTATTGGGCTCCACTCGTTAAGTCTCTCACGGTAGCCAATTAACTTTTTTAATGTTTAGACTCATTAATAAAAGGGGCGTTAATTAGCCTTCCGCCCTGTCGCCTTAGCTAATGCCGTAGGCTTCCAAGTCAATTAGAGCAGATTTAGAGACCCCACTCATTTTAGGGTCTTGGTTGGTCATTACAACCTGTTCATTTATTATAGAATATCCACCGTACCATTGAATTGTACCAGTTATTCTTTCTACCTCTAGTTTTTGAGGTGGTGGCGTATGTCCACTCGTCCCTAAAGGATCTCTAATAAGAGGTAGTCGACCCGGCCTTGTAAAGCTTATTTGGTCGCCGTTTCGCTCCTCCATAGAGACCATTGTTAGAGGCATAGAATAAATACATGCTCTAGTTTGTGCAGTAAGAAGCTTATCCGCATATTGGGTTCTTATTGCAGGTGGAATATCATTAGAAGTAGTAGTACCTCTAGCCATATCCGTCTCCTAAAGTAAAAAAAATAATATATTTATTATATAGTTTAACGACATAACGGTCGGAGAAGGGCGATGCTCATACAGCCCTATACGAAATAACGGTTCCGCGATCCGGAGTTGGCGATTCTCATACAGCCCAGCAAAAAACAGTTTTGCAATCTGGAGTTGGCGATGCTCATACAGCCTTTTTTAATCTAATAAATTAAAATAAAAAAATCTACACTATTCTTAGGGAGAAGAAAAAAATAGTGTAGATGGGGAAAAAGAATCGATGGAAATCTATCTCTTTTTGCGCATTGCCGCCTCTTTTTCTTTTCGTAGATTTTCCCAATAATCATCATTAAAGTTAATATTAGTATAATCTCTTGCATAATTATTTACTTTATTTAGCGCACTGTCACTTTCTTGTGCTCCTGCTGATACCGCCGGCATAGGCTTAGTAAGATTTTGCTGGGCTGCATTATTAGCATAGGCGCGCGATTGCTCTTCAGCTACAAACTTCTTAACAAACAAGTAAGCAGCTTTACCACAATCATACTCTGAAGCTGCATTCAAGATTGCAGGAGATAGCTCAGGATGCTTACGTTCAAGCGCATTTAAATTTTTTTCAGTAACCACGCTATCATAATCTTTAAATTCCGATATTAATCGCATCCGAGCTAATTGCTTCTCTTGATCTGATAGCATCCGCTCATATCTAATGGCTTGCTCCTGATGCTTCCTTTGATTGTCCTTGACGCTCTTAAAGTCTTTATATTCCACATAATCATCATCAAATGTCTCTGGCTCTACAGGCTTCTGTTTTTGCGCTTCTATACTATTAATATACTCGCGCATCTTTTCAGCTTCATATTCAGCTCTAATCCTTGCTTCCTTTTCTCTTTCCCTGTCTTCACGCATCTTGCGAAAATTAATTGACTCTATAGATTCATTCTCTTCTGGTACAACTTGAGATTCATCGTTAACTTCAGGCTGAACTGGCGTTACTTCATTGCTATTTTCATCGACCATAATATTCCTTTATTTATTTAGAAATAAAAAGATTCTTCTTCGGAGACTTAAGGCTACTATTTATTTTATTTTCAAGTTTATCTAGATTTCCATTTTCATACTCTAGTACAAAATCTGCAATCAACCTATCATCTGACATTATATCTAAATGGCATTGCCGTTTATACTGTAGACAACGTGATAAGGTTGGAATTATCCACAATAATTCTTTTTCCCCGGAATTCCTATGATAGTGATACGCTATTCTTTCATATTCAGGACTAGGACATGTTGGCCTAGCACATACTATATTTTTATATAAATCTGGAAAACGTCTATCCGCCTTAATAATAACCTCAACAAATATATCTCCATCTATATGTTTTTTTGCTTTCTCTATTGTGTCCTCAACTACAGGAGGAAGTAGTTGGGCCATTACTTCACCTTGGTCAGCATAATTATGATCTTCTTGCTCTATTTTTCGTGGAATATACTGAGAATAATAATCTTCTAGGGTCAATAACTCCTTAGGATCCTCAGTATATCGAATCCATCCTTTATGTACTTCCATTGTTCTCCCTATATATTTTACATTATTAATATATACTTAAAGTGATAGCATAAATGAACTCTTAAATCAAAGGAGAGATGCTATGAATAAACTAATCCTATCTACCCTGCTTTTTCTTGCTCCCTGTACAACCTTGCCAATGAAGAAATATCAAACGAAGCAACCAATAAAACGCCACATCAAAAGAACTCTAACGAGGGAAATAAGATCTGCAAGAAGAGCTATATGCAACCCTAGAACCCTTGGTGTTACCATCACCGTTGGCGGCACTGTATTTGTAGCAACCCTACAAACTATTACTGCCATCCTAACCCTATTTCTTAAATAGTCTATGAGGCCGTGAAGCTATTCTTCCGGCCTCTTTAATTTTAAATAAGTTGACATGTTTATTAATATGTGTCATTTTATAATAAAAAACACTTAGGGGGAACATGTCGAAGAAACAAAACGCAATCCTAATCGTTAATAAAAAAATAATTGATTTGGTAAAAAAATTAATGAATGAAAAATATAGACGTGAAGGCTTTATGTATGCTGTAACTAGGGTAGATATAATACTTGAAGCCTTAGAGCTATTAGATGAAAAATATAGCAACTGGAATAAGTAAACACTAATCAACCAGATTGTATAACTATAAAACCTAAGGAATATAATGAAACGGAGCAGAGTTAATATAGGTATAATACCTAATATAAACAAAATAATTAATGACGGTGCATTTGAAAAAGGTGAATCACGCTCTGGAGTCATTAGACTTGCAATAAAACAAAGATATCCACTTAAGAAGCTTGAACCAGTTGAAGGGCCATTTACAATGTATGTACGCGTAAACATTCCAATGGATGGGGTTGCATATGTAAGAAAGCTCGCACACATTAACAACCTACCAATCTCGTCTATTTACTGTGCCATTATAAAGAAATATTTGCAGGAATTTACTTAAAAAACAATGTACGACTTGCACGGCAGCTACCTATAAACTGCCGTGCAATATCTATTTCTTAGTCTTGCCTTTTTTGCGCTTATAGCTTTTCTTGCTATTCAAGACACCAAACACATCCTCATACAACTCTTTTATTTTTCCGCCAGGACGCAAACAAGTTGGCATTCTACTTCCCAGAAAAAGGGACAGACTTAACTATGTCCTTTTTAATCATTTTTCCACCTTTTGAATGTGGAATTAAATTAAACAGCTTCTTGCTTTCCGCTTTAGCCTTCTCATAGCCTCCACCAAAAGGAACTGATTTCATTTTCTCTTCTTTAACCATCGTCATAACTCCTACATATAAATATTAAACATTACCCTAACATATTTTGGTCTGGAAATGGCTCTTGACCTTCTAATTGAGGCTTCTGTTGATCTTGCTGTAATGCTATCATTTGCTGAAGATCCATTTCAGGTTCCTGGAGTTGCCCCATGTCCTGTTGGCCCTGTGACTCCTGAAATTGCTGCATTGGAACTTGACTAGCCAATCCCTCTTCTTCAAGACCTTGATTGTCGCGCTCTTCTTGGATCATGCGTGAAAGCTCAATAAGCTCTTTGATCTTAGATATATCAATATTATTGAGAGCCTCCAAGGCCTCAATTGCCTGAATATTAACCCTTTGCTCTTCACGCTTAGACTCAGCCGTCTTATATACCATATCAAATTGACTTGACTTAACATTACTACGATACTTGTCACTTAAAGCCATATCTTTTTCACGCTGCGCCTCCATCATTCCTACCGTTGCTTGTTGCTCACGTTGATTCATTTCACTTTGTTGCTGCTCTTGCTGCTGAGCTTCTTGCTCTTTTCTAGCCATTATCTCAAGGACTTCTTTTTTGTTTGCTATCGGTGCAGCATTTATAATAACTTCATCAGGTATATTGAGTTGAGCATTCATCTTCAAGTTCAACATCTGGAAGTACTGGTTCTCTTTTTGTGTTGCTGTATCATATCCCTCGGTTACCGCGCAGTCATATTTCTTGAATGCTCCACTATAAAACTCTTGTGTTGGCTTATCGTTAATAATGCGCTCTATTTTAGCAGGCACAAAGTTTTTCTGAATCACATCAACTATTTTTAAACCCAATGTTCTCTTTGCTGCCTTTAATGAATCAGCTAACGGCTCTAGTGTTATCCAAGACGCATTTTGCCTTGCCAATAGTGCGATACCTGAGATATTGTCCGTTTGTTGACCTAAGATCTCTTCTGATGCCCCTGTTATATCAGGAAAATCAGAATTGGATTGACTAATTGATTCCGTAAGAACCGGATTCATATCTCTTGTAGGTATTAATTGAACATCCGACACGTCGGCATTCTTCTTGAGTCGAATCAACTTTAATGGTGCAGGCTTCAATATTTCATTCGTATCAACCATCGATGTTTCTTTTACTATGTATCCTACATTACTCTGAGCATCTACTGTCACTAATTGCGCAGTTCTCAACCTATTATATATAAACTGCGAGTCTCTAAGTTCGCGCATTAATCCTCTAATTTTTAAGGAATAGTCTTGAATCTCAGGGTTGAACTTAGTGATGATCGGCACAAACGGATAACTATCTATATTCAAAGGATTTATATCGTGATACATCACTTTACCGGCAACCAACAATGCTAACTTTACAGTGGGCTGCATTGTTTCTTGTACTTGAATATACGGAAATTCAGACAAGAACGCCTTTAAACCCTCCTTGTTGCCTGTCCACTCAATAGTCATACTCTTCTGAGTATCAATTAAATTAATCTTCTTCCTGTAGTCTCTATAGTAGAATTCATCATATGATAATAAATCTTTATTTAAAGTAGAATTCTCCATCATATATGGAAACTTTTCAGTGTTATAGGTGCCGCTTAGTTGCTCTATTTCACTCTTCTTGTCAGGCACCAAGCTCATACATGCTGCACGCGTTAAATAAGATCGCTTCCAAACTACATTGCAATCAGATAAGTCTCGCTTCTTAAAGTAAGGATCCAACAAGAAACTATTATAACTACAGTTGTCCATTTTAAGCTCACCTGAAACAGGGTCATCTCTAAAATCTAGCCAAAGCTGAATCAGATTGATACCTGTTATCAATGCGCCTTGATAAGCGTCAGATATTATATTATAGCCATCAGATGAGCGCATGGTTTGAGCTATAACTTCAGACATTTGATCTGCCGTCTCTTGGTCGCCATTATCTATTGGAACGCACATAATCTTACTTCTATTGTTGCGCTCACGGCCAGAAACCATATTGATGTACTTTTGAGACTTATTGAAAAACAATGGATTTCTGTCAACTATAGGCTCATTATAAACCTCACCACTTACCGTTGGATCTCCAACAAAGAATCTAGAATCTATATTTGCCTCAGCAAGAAACGATTGATTCATCGACAAAGAGTCGTGATAAAATTCAGACATCTTTTTTCTTACGGCAATATCTTCATCACTGCAAAATTGATTTACTTCTGGAAACAATACCATTAAGCTACTCCTATTTGATAACACTAATAAACTTTCATCTTAAGTGATACAATTTATAATGTTATCTTGTAAGAGTTTACTCCAAATTTATTTTAATTAAAAGGATGAGGTAGGTAATTATTATTCAACAATCGCCTCTTTCTTCTGTCGATCTCATCAGGGCTCAAATAGTCTGAATTAATCTCGTGAAGAGCCTGACAGAGATACCTTAAAGCATCAGCATCGTGATTGTACGGACTGTTTGGCTTATCTTCATCAACCCAAACATTATTTGTTTTATCCCACCTCCTAGAGTACCTTCTTATAGAATCTAAAAAACTCGCACATTTGTCTTCATCAATCCAGAGCCGCTTAAAGGTAACATAAACAAGATTTACCCCTTCTAGGAATCTTAATTTATTTAACACCTCAAATTCAACGCCTAACTGTGCCGCTATGTCCACCCTAGTCAAGCCTGAGCCCTGATTGTGGTGTGCGGCATCAAATGGCACAAAGTGCTTCCCATATAAATAATTATTCTCCTTCTTGTAAACATGCATCATCTTTATGTAATGTGAAGTATCCTCTTTATTGTTTCTGTAACTATTTATAATGCAGATCTTTTGCCCTACTACCTGGAAAAACAATAGAACATTGGTATCCGACCAACCTAAATCTTGAACAGTGTGAACCAGATGTGCAGGGTCGTGAGGTACCGTTGTTACTCGATTCTCTTTGTACGCCCTACTTAAATACTTAGCATAAAAGGCGCCACTGTCAGCAGTACTAAAACTACACATATATTCACGATTGAATAAATCAATTGGCATATCCTCTTTAGCTTCAACCAGTGCCTCTTTGCTCATATGCTGCGTATCTTCAGCCGTCATAAAATACGAAAACCAATTATCTCGCTCTAAAGATTTTTTATACAAATTGTAAAATTGATTTTCTCCATTTGGTGTTGAAACAAAAAGAGTCCAACCATCATTATTATCATGGATCGGCCTTACAACAGCTTCATACGCCATTGGAAATTCTGCATAAGCATACTCAGAAAATACAACACCAACCGGGTTAGTAGATCTCATGCCATCCATACGATTAGTGCCTGTAAAAAAAACAATACTTCCGTTAATAAGGTCAATGCGGAGCTCGGTCTTATTAGGCTCACCCTTAATCAGCTCCTTAGGTATAAAATCTAAGAATCTCATGCCATCGTTGGTTATTGAATGCCAAATTGCTTTCCTGCATTGATCTTTGCTAGGGAAAATATAGTAGTAACAGCCAACCCTTTTGAAGGCCATGCGGATTAAAATGTTTAACGCAGCAACATCTTTCCCGCTGCGCCTTGCCATAACTATAACAGCTTTCTTATAGCCATCCCTCTCAATTGCGTTGACTATAGGAATCTGATACCAACGAGGCTTAAAGGTGTCAACCATTAAAACATTATTTTCTTTCTTTCCCAAGCTGCCTCCTGCTTTTCTCACCAAGATGAAAACCAAACGTCTCTATTTCTCTACACTCTTTTCTTTTTCTTCTTTTCTCTTCCTTGGTTTTCTTGTAGTTCGCGGCTTTTTCTCCTGTAAGAGCATGTCTAAAAAGAAAGCAATCTTTTTCGTTAATCGATTATATTGAAGGTCTAAATCACGAAAGATGTCTCTCTTGGTTTCTCTTACCTGCCGCACCACAGAAAAAGTTACAACTGAATGAGCTATAATAAGACAAATAATTCCTATTGAGAAAAGATCAAACATGGTTCTCCCTAATGTTTAAAGATTTTAATTATAACATCATACCAAAATATAAGCGCTATCGTCATCAATGGAAACCCAAATAAAATAAATCCAACATAAAACCAACCAGAGGTAAAATACTCTCCTGCTACATATAAAAACACAAATAAAAACAAAATTAGACTTACGGATCCATAGAATCTCTCATCACTCATCTTTACCCTTATTAGTAGCCTTTATCATTGCCTTGGCATCTTCAACGGTCTTTATATTCTCCCAACTAGTAAAGAAGATATTCGCTGGCACTTCATCTTGCTGCTTGGCCGCCTTCAACTTACGCTCATCCTCCCTTGCGTCAGCGTCCTCCCAATCCTTGTCATACTGATATTGAGTGTGACAAATTAAATTAGGGTTATGGTCAAACATTACGGCTTGACGTCTATGCGCCAACAACTCTAATAGAAATTGGTGCGAATCCCTTAAAGCCTTGTTTTTTTTGCGCCAAGATAAGTATAGGGCTGTCTTCACGCCTCTTGTTAATCTATAGGCAGAAATTTGCAGCTCATGAGGATTATCAATGAAGTATTTCAACTGCTCATCTGCGAAATGCTCTAGACACTTCTTATTTGCATAACCTGAAGTTAAAAACAATCTCATATTGTCTAATTGGTATTGAGGGGTCTTTTTATTTTTTGTGTACTTTTTGTTTTTTCCCTTCACCGCATCTCCTATATTTTAATTCTACTAATCCAGCATAGGCCACGCCTATAGCATCCGTTATATCATCAGACAACTTTTCAGGCAACCCTTTATAGCGTTTTCTTAATGCTACTGCCACCTCTTGCTTGGTGGCTCCCCCTCTCGATGTGACGAGTTGCTTCACCTTTGCTGGTGACAGCTCTACAATTTCAAGATTAAATTGAGAGGCTAAGACGTATACAGCTCCTCGAAGCATACTCAATTTACCATATGTTGCAATATTTCTTCCTACAAAAGGGGTCTCCAAGGCTATATATCCTATATCGTTACTTGATATTACATTATAAAGCTGCCGATAAAAATCACCAATCCTGTTTATGATACTTCCCTTAAGCTTAATTAGCTTATACGACTTAAGGACTGTACCCCTAGTAGCGCCACGTGATACAATAGCGGTCCCCGTAGACACTGAGCTTGGATCAATTCCTAAAATAGAATGATTGGCCAATCTGTTCCTCAATAAATTAATGCCTCAACCGAGAGCTCCTTCCAAATCTTCAATCTTCTCTTTATCTATCTTCTTATTGAACTTGGTATGGTCTTCAGCGAGCTGAACCAGTAAACTGCCATCTGCATCCATAACAAAGTCTAGAAAACAACCAAGGTCGTCATCGCCTTCATGAATGATATACATGTAGTCGCCATGTTCCACAATGGTTTCATTGTCATAATGCCGGACATGTCCCTTAGAGATTTCCACCTTGCTATCACATGCCTCAAATTTAAAACCTAAGGTACGAAGGTCGTTGCGACAAAGATAGCGCATCATATTTAAATTTCTTATAAACTCAACAAACCTTTGGTACCTGATGCATGATTTTATAGTTTCGTGAAGGTTGGTGCCATTAATGAAGCAATTTGTATATTCTTGCAATAGCTGGCCCCTAACACCCTCGAGCTCACATATGAAATTTACCATAAGGTCTAAAACGGACGTATTGGTTTTATCTTCAATAGCTGCAATAAATCCCACAAGTATATCTTCGTGGTTTTCAAAGTCTCTTACTTTGCTAACAGCATCTGGAAATAAATTCATTTCTTGCCCTTTTTTTTAAGCAGGCTGCACCAAGCAACGAAAAATACTTTTTTATTACTAACTTTGCTTGGGGTTGTAGGTTTGGTGCAGCCTGATTGTCCCTTTGTGATTTTCTTGCGCTCTTCAACAAATCTCTCGTGCGTCCATGCGGGCACCCTCTTCATGGAAAGGGCGCCCGAAAAAAAGGAGCAAGTCAGTAGAAACGAGAGTAGTGATTTTTTTATCTCCATTTATTCTTGCTCCTTATGTTTTTTTGCGGCTTTTTTAAGTTCTTCTGACAGTTTTCTAATCTCATATTGATAGACGGCCATCCTTCTCGCCCGTTCTTTTTTGGTTTTTAAATAATTTATGGAGCAATGTATGAGACGGATAAGGAAGAGGAGTTTGATACAAACAAGGATCTTTAGAATTACCGTCATAATTTCCCTTTTTCACGGTGGAGGTTTTCCACTTTTTTTTTTACTTTGGTTGCGTAGCTCCATACTATATTTTAGCAACTACTAACAGTTTACATGAATATATATTTAAGTCAAGTTTTCTTTATCTCGGCTTTAACATTGTCATCAAACCGCAAGACAAAATCAAATTCACATCCAAAAGTAGTTTCGAGAATAGGTTCCCAGACAGAACCGGAGTCAAGAAGAGCTCTTTCCATGAATATAAGCTGGCCTGGGAGCGTTATGACTAGCGTTCCAGGTTCGATTGACGGCGTCCCTTGTTTGAATATCTCAGATAGCAGGGGATAACGGAGTTCAGCCACGAGATGTACAAACTGTGAAAACATGTTGCGCAACTTGACTTGAAATCCACTATGGTTGCCGATTGCTCTGGCAAGCTCTTTCATTTCAATATTGAAGTGTTTTGCGGCTTTGTGCATTGCAAGACCGGGAGGCACGTTATTTTTTTTTAATCTAGAGAAGAACATGTTTGCTTTTTCAAAGTTTATGTTTGGCCAAGAGAATTCAATAAAATTTTGCATCTGACTCCTTTGAGGTTGAATTGTACTTTTTAGAGATTTTGACACAGGTATATATTTGCGTTAACTTTTGCCCCCTCCCGAATTTTTCACTCTACTTTTTTTTACGAATAAGGCTGTAGATCTTGAAGAGTGGCAGTGTGCAAGGACAGTTTTTTGGGGGTGATGTTAGATTTTGCCGGGGGCCTCATCGTGTTAACGAAGGGACCCCGCTCGCATACATCTTGGTTAGTCTATAATTTAACAAATAGCGTGTCAAGGTCTCCTAAAATATTGTTAATTGTTCTTCTTTTTTTGCGGGGGGGCGCCTTTTGCTGGCAACAAGGTCATACCATGGACAGCCAAAGCTAAGCTTACACCTTTCATCGTTGTGCGCTTGATGTTTCTGCACCCATTCGGATAAAAGTCTCTCGTTGACGCCGTACTTTCTTGAAGATTCATAGATTGCTCCCACAAAAGTGTATCTTTGTTTGGCAAAATACCCGCCGCTATGGGCGCGGAGACTATGCACCAGCATCGAAGCGTCTTTTAGTTTCTTGTTTGGAAACTTAAAGCCTAGCATATGGTCATAGTTCGGAACATCAATAGGTCTCATGGTTTGCGCCGTCGATCTGTGATGATAATATCCGACAGCAGTGTTCGAAGTTCTGCAATATCTGCATCGAGCACTCTAACGTCAGTTACCTTTTGCAGGAACTTGTTGTAGCCAGGTCTTCCCTCTTTTGTTTCAAAGGCAAGCTTTGCCCAGTCGCTGAGTATGGCGTCATATCGCTTTGTACAAAGAAGCTGAAGCTGTATGAAAAAAAGGGTCTTTTCCTTTTTTGTAAGCCTATCATCTGCAAGAATTTCAAAACAGAGGTCCTTATTGATGTCATTCAAAAACGACTCATCCTCCGCAAGGTCGAACATCTTGTTGCCGCAAGAAATGGCCTTGTCGTCCATCTTTTTTTTGAGGCTATGCTCTGGGTACTCATACTCTGAGGGCTTAGGTTTTGGTGCTGCTTTTTCTGCTTTGCCACTTAACCTTTGTGAGTGATTCAGATACTCTTCTTGTTTTTCTCTGTCGATAGAAAAAAACTTCTTTAGCTCATCTTTAAAAGAGTTGCTCATTTTTTGCTCCTATGTTTAAGCAACGCTTCGGCATATTCTTTGTTTTTTCCGAAAAGGGTTGCGTGGTATCTCAATTGTTCGTTCGTCATCATAGTAAAAGCTTCCCTCATCTCCTTTTCACAGTCAAAGTCTTCCCGTAGCTCATAATCCCAACTACGTGGCTTACGATCCATTTTTGAGGCCTTCTTGGTCATTGATCTGAAACCATTATCTTTCAGGGTTTTCATCTTCTTCCTTCCATCTTAGTCTTATCCCAAGTAATACATTTCTAATAACTTTAGCTTTGAGCCCCTCTGGGAGTTCCTCTATCTGAGCCATTTTCTTTACTGGAATATCGTCAATAGTTGGAACTCTTTCTTCCCCGATAAACGTAGGTGTCTGTATTTGTGAATCACCCTCAGACACCCCCTTGCAGAAATTCTTTGATGGTGCTTCACCATTGCGAAGCAATTCTTCCAAATTCTTTGCTCGATTCTCTTCGCAAATTCTTTGGTGCCTCATCTCTCTTTCTCGCCTTCGATCGAAGTAAGCTTTCTTGTTCACTCGAGACCCTCTTTCTATCTGTAAGTAACTAAAAGAAGAGTTATATATATCCTTATTATAAATAGAGGGACATTTGCTTTGTTCCTCTGTCTCAGTGGTGAAGTTCAAGAGTGAACTTTTTGCTAAAAGCGATGGAAAAAAATAACTTAGCATACTTTTTGCTGTAGCCGATTTAAAGAACAAGTTTGGTGTATATTTACACAGCGACCTAAACCCCACTCCAATCTTATATCTAAAATACTCTTTAGCTATAAAGCCTAACTCGCAAAGCTTATTAGTTATTCTCGTTACCTGCTTTTCACATAAGCCCCCAACCCTTTCACCAATTATCTTACGGGATACATAAACGTTGTTGCCATACTTCTTACTATAACGAATAATTTCGTTCATTACATCCCAAATCTTGCCCTTGCAGCTATCTATAAACTTAATGATATTAGATTGTAACTCTTTAGTGAGAGGATTCTTATTTAACTTACGAAACAAAAGACGCTTCTTACCCCTGCCAAAACCTAGCCTTGACGAAAGATCTTCAATAAAAGCGTTTTGATTTAAAAAAGGCTTTACATTTGCAAAAATATGATTCATACTGATCCTATCTGTTTTGGAGTTAGTTTTAATTAACTAGCTCTCTTTTTTTAAAAAGTAAAGCCAGAAGTAGTCATACGAAGAACAACCACTGGCTTTATTTTTTTATCTATATTTCAATTTAATTATGCTACACTATCCCATAGCAATGCAAACACCATACCATAAAAATTTACTCTATTCAAATCCTCGCATACATCGCTCACAGACCTGGTTTTTATTCGTTAGGATTGCGGGGCGCACCGAAAGGACGCCCCGTTTGTGGTGTTATCTGAGGAAGCCATTACGTAGTCCTTATTAATTTAAATAAAGTGTTGACATGTTTATATACTCGTGTCATAATGGTGTTGAAAGTAAGTTGAATCTATTCATGGAAAGGAAAAAATGAGTGAGCAAGAATTTAAAGAGTTAGAAAGGGAGATGCTATACATGTTGACACATAAAAGCTATACGCCTGAGAAATATGAAGCCGCAAAAAAACTTCGCGACCAGCTGAAAGAATATGAACGAAGAGAATTGAAGGAAGAAAATGAATAGTCTAATCGAACAAATAAATAACCTGGATAAAGAAATTGAAAAACTCGTACAGGTAAATGCAGATGATAAACTTATCGGATCACTTCAACTCAAGAAGGAAAAACTTATGAAGAAAAAAGAAAAAAACACATCCGTAGAAAAGGAATCTTTCACACCATTAGAGCAGGAACTCATAAAAGATCAGGAAGCACCAAAAGAGCTCTCACTCAAAGAGAAACTGTTAAAGCTTGTAGCAAATAGGATGAACACCAAGCGAAATATCTACAGGGTACAGGTAGCACTAAATGAGAAAGAAAGAAATCTGACAATGAGGCAGCACGAACTAAAATTAGTATTAGATGAGATGGCAGCATCTGACGAACCTGAAGCAAAGAAGAGATTTTCCAACGCAGAGAAGCGCAAATTTGAATTCCAAAAGCTAGTTAATAGTGACCCGAAAATAAAAAAATATGTAGAAGAGGTGCAAGAACTCAAGCTCGAACTACATAAACTAGAATGCATTGACAATATGGAAAAAATAGATGAAAGATACTTGTTTAAATTAATAG